CGATGACGTAATTACAAAAATTGAAGGACATGATTTCTTTCCTTGGGGTGCAACCTCAGAATTGGAATCCGGTAAAGCTAAAACCGAAATTGAAAGCGGCGCAATTGGATCACTGTTCTTCACTATGAAACATAGGAAATGTGGAGAAGAGAAGCCGTTGCGTGACGGGAAGAGTGGCTATTTAGCCAGTATGCACAAGGAAGCTTTCCAAAGGTCTCAACAACCAGATGTTCCAAGTGCTCCTATGTCCGTACTACACCGGAGTGAGTTAACCAGTAGTATGAGTAAATAACAACTTGCCGAAAATTTAGAACAAAAAATTGATGCCGTCCCTCTTGTATCTCAGCAAGAAGGGGTTACCGGAGGATCTGAGATACAGCAAGAAGTACACCAGAATGAAACAAGTTCGTTTCAAGAAGGTGGTGATACATATCGTGCTGAAGTAAAAACCGCTCGTGATGCTACATTCACGTCGCTCATGGATGACCCAGCACAGATGAGTAAATTTCTGTTCCGTGACACATACATGACGCAAATGAATTGGACAACGTCCGGTTTAACTTTTGGAGCCGCTCCGAACGCATATCTTTTTGATGTGTGGACGCAGTGGCAGAATGACACTAGGATTAAAGATAAGTTGCGCAACTTTGCTTTTGTGACAGGAGATTTGACCGTTTCTATTCGTATTAACGGTTCTCCTTTTCAATTTGGAAGAGCGTTGTTTGCATGGCTTCCGTATATGGAAAACCAAACTTCAGGTTCCTGGTTCAGCGCAGACAATCGTAACCAGATTGCTGCCATGAACTATGGAGTTCTGACTGCAACTTCAACGCCGACTTCTCATGTTGAGTGCGCTGTTCGACACTTTTCCACCTATCCCCATGGTTGGATTGATCCTAGTAAGTCGAACACGGTAGAGATTAAAGTGCCATTTGTATGGCACAATAATGCTCTTTCCATTTGTGGTGTTTCTGGCACTAACAAAGAAAGTTTGGGAAGGCTTTTGGCCTATCCCGTTGCTCCCCTTACACTTGCTAATGACAATGTGCAGGATCTTGCTGTTATTAAGATTTATGCTCGCATGGAGAATTGCAAAGTTGCTATTCCTACCGAGTATGAGCCTTCTGCTACAGAGTTTGAACAGTGTGAAAAGGAGAAGCCTTCAACCAATGATATCATTGATAAAATGGTTGGAGCGCCTGTGATGGCAGTTAAAACGAAAGCTTCAGAAATTGGAGCTGCCGTTTCAGCAGTCGGAAAAGTTTTTGGTTTCAGTAAGCCTTCCATGTTGGAGGAAGAACAGCCTAGAACTCTACGACTTGGGTCAAATTTTGCCCACACTGCAGGTAAGGACACTTGTGAACCTTTGTCTTTGGACCCTAAACAAGAGGTGATTTGTTCGCCTGATGTTGCAGGTCTTGGACCTGAAGACGAGATGTCCTTTGAATCGATTTGTACGCGTGAGCAGTGGCTTACGCGTGCTCAATGGCAGGGAGAAACCGGTCAAGCAGGTACTAACGTTATTTATACCTCTTTGGTTGCTCCCAACATTCCCACCAAGACTTATGGAACCCAAATTACCCACAACGGTAAATTTTGGCATGCGTCGACTGACACACCCGCAGGACGCGTTGCTAACATGTTTGGGTATTGGAAAGGTTCAATTAAATTTCGCATTGAAGTTGTCTGTACTGCTATGCATAGCGGACGTCTTCTTTTGCAATTTGAACCAGCTTCTCGAAATGGCGCGCCTGTTGTCGGAGATTTGTTTGTCAACGATATCAACGCGCGTTATTCGCAGATTCTTGATTTGCGTGAGTCTCATACTTGCGAGTTCAACATTGATTATGTTTCTCGCAAACCTTGGTTGGAAACTCTACAAGAAACGGAGAACTACCAATGGCCAAGTGGAGCCAATGATGGTGGAACTCAACTTACAAATTTGCTAGCGAGGTACGATCCCCTTAAACACATGGTGATCTTCACCATCGGCATCATGAATGCAGCAGTCGGTCCGATTGCTGTAACTGGTGCTGATCCGTTGCAAGTATTTGTTTACATGTCTTGTGGAGATGACATGGAATTCGCCATGCCGAATGAACAAACTGGTCAAGATGCTAATGGTTTTGAACGGTGGGGAAAGATGATTTACGTCCCGCGTGGATGTGTTCATTCTAAATGCACAGTTGATGCAGACCTTGCTGTTGGTGCTGATACTACGG